GTAATTAGTCATGGCAACGATCAGAGAACTCACTAGCCCTAATGGTTGGCCGGCTAGTGAGGATCGTAAGGCATTAGGCATTGAATCTTTTACAGTACCGGGTACAAAAATTAAGTTTGCATGTGCCAAAGCGGTTGCACCCTTACTTGTTAATTTTGCTAAAGAGTTCCATGAGTTAGTAGAACCCATTGATCAAGGCCAATTAGATGATTGGGGTTTTGCTTTCCGCATGACCAGGGGATCAGAGAAGGTATTAAGTAATCATTCATCCGGCACTGCCATTGACTTAAATGCAATTAAGCATCCTTTGGGCAAGTCAAATACATTTACTAGGGAACAAAGTAATATGATTATCCTGTTAATAACTAAATACGGTTTGGCCTGGGGCGGCAATTACAAGAAGCGTAAAGATGAAATGCACTTTGAGATTGCGTTAGATCATAATAAAGTTAAAAGGAAAATCAAAGAGTTAGGATTAGAATGACAATTAACAAGAAGCAAAAAGAGATTTTCAAGTCATACCTAAGAAGCGTAGCGGTTGCAACCGTTACAACAGTATTGGCTTTAGTTGCTGATGTACGCCCTGAATTTGCAATTTTGGCAGGTGCGGTAGTTGCCCCTTTGATGCGCTATCTTGATCCGCAAGATCAAAAATTTGGCATAAATAGCAAATGACCGCAAATGATTGGATGGCATTAGTCGTATCTCTTGTCACAATAGTTGGATCATTTATTGCTTCAGTGCGGTGGCTTGTAAAGCATTATCTAAGTGAGTTAAAACCTGATGGCAATGGTGGCCATAACCTAGAAGGCCGGGTTGCACGCATAGAAGATAAGTTAGACACGCTTTATCAAATTCTTATATCTAAGTAAGTAAGTCAGCCTTATCCCTTACCCTATTGCCATGAAGATGTGCGTGGTTGTACCCAGTAGGGGTAGGCCTGAAAATGCCGAAAGATTAGCCCAGGCGTTCAAAGATACCGGGGCAGAAGCCGACCTTTATATTGTCATAGATAATGATGATCCTAAATGGAATGAGTACGCCAAAAGTGAGAACTATAAAAAATTACCGGCGGATAATAAAACAGGTGGTTGTGCTAAATCTCTTAATACCGGTGCAGTTCTTCTTTTGGATATTACTAAATATCCTTTATATGATTATTTTGTTTTCATGGGTGATGATCACCTTCCTAGAACGCCGGGTTGGGATAAAGCCTTTATTCAGGCGTTAGGCACTAACACTGGAATAGTTTATGGTGATGATTTGTTACAAGGTGCGAATCTACCAACAGCCTATGGCATGACTAGAGATTTAGTTAATGAACTACGCGGTATGACATTTCCAGGTTGCGTACATTTATTTTTTGATAATTTTGTAAAACAATTAGGCCTAGATTTAGAATACCTAAAGTATTTACCTGATGTGATTATTGAACACATGCACCCGATAGCCGGTAAGGCTCAAATGGATGAAGGTTATGAAAGGGTTAATCAACCTAAATGGTACGAAAAAGATTTACTAACACTACAAAAGTATTTATCAGATATGGAATATGCAAGTTTAATAAGAAAATTTAGATGAATATACTGATCACTGGATCACATGGTTTTGTTGGCCGGGCTTTTAGGCGTGCTTTACCTAATGCCAATTTAACCCTTGTAGATTTGAAGGCTGGAATTGATTGCCGTAAGTTCTTTCAGTTAGAGAAAAAACAATATGATCTTGTAATTCACCTAGCCGCTTTAGTGGGTGGCCGCATGATGATTGAAAATGAACCATTGGCATTAGCAGTTGATCTAGCCATTGATGCTGAATTTGCCGGTTGGGCTATGAGAACTGAACAACCTTATGTTGTTTATTTTTCATCATCAGCCGCTTATCCAACTGATCTACAAACCTTATCTAAGAAGCGTAAGTTAAAAGAAAAGGATATAAATTTTAAGAACATAGGCAAGCCTGATATGTCCTATGGCTGGTCAAAACTAACCGGTGAAATGTTAATGAATTACTTGCGTGAAGAAGGTACAACTGTATTAACTCTTAGACCATTTAGCGGATACGGTACTGATCAAGATTTAGATTATCCATTTCCTGCAATTATTCAACGCGCAATAATGAACCTTAACCCATTTGAGATATGGGGTAAGGCAACTACTACTAGAGATTTTATACACATTGATGACATAGTGGATGCAGTAATTGAGATGGTTAAAAACAACTGCAATCAAACAGTTAATCTATGTACAGGCAGGGCTACAACATTTTTAGATTTAGCAGTTATGGCTTTGAATACCCTGGGATATGAGAAAACACCTGCCAAGCGATTCAAAATATTAACCGACAAGCCGGCAGGTGTGGCCTATCGGGTTGGTGATCCTAGTATGATGAGCGATTACTACACGCCGAAGATTAGCCTTGAAGAAGGTGTTGAAAGAGCAATACGCGGAATCGTATGATCTGAAATTGGTGGTTATGGCTACTAAAAAACCTAGAAAAGCACCACAGCGTAAGCGGCGCACGCCACGCAAGGCTGAAGCGTTGAGCAAATTAGAAAATCATTACATAACCTTAAATGAACTTTTTAGGGCGGCTAAGTCTGCCGGTTTTAGCCATGAAGTTGCATTTTGGTTAATCACAGAACCCGGTGCATCAATGCCTGATTGGATCAATCCAAGTAATCAACCCACTGAGATCATTCCCCGAATTGATCCAACAGAAGATGAGGATAACGATTAAGCGAGATAAATCATTTAATGCACGCTATTTAGTAGTGAGCGATATGCAAGTTCCATTTCAATTTAATGAAGCAATCACCAACCTAAAAAAGTTGGTCAATGCCTTTAAGTTTGATTTAGTTCTTAATACTGGTGATGAAATGGATTTCAATACTATTTCAAGGTTTAGTGATGGCAAGGCTGAATCATTTATGCAGACCCTTGATGAAGATCGTACTACCTGCCAAAACATTCTTTATGATCTAAAAACTGATGTAGTTAGTAGATCAAACCATTCCGATAGATTGTACAAATCTTTACAGCGCATCCCAGGGCTTATGGGATTACCTGAATTACAGTATGCAAATTTCATGGGCTTTAATGATCTTGGAATCCATTATGCAAAACAACCTTATGCGATACCTGGTACTAACTTTGTACTGTGTCATGGGGATGAAGGGGTCATATCTAACATAGCCGGCCAAACCGCGCTTAACCTTAGTAAAAGGTGGGGGCGTTCAGTAATTTCGGGACACACGCACAGGTTGGGCTATACATGTGCTTCAGAAGCCTTTAATGGCCGTTTAGAGCGTGTTTTAGTAGGCATAGAGTGTGGTCACACCTGTGACCTAAAAAAGATGTCCTATACCAAAGGCTACGCCAATTGGCAGGCCGGCGCGGTAATTATCCATATTAAGCGTGGTAATGTAAGCGCAGAGATGATCCCCTTTAATGTTGATGGTTCATTTGTGGCTATGGGTAAGGCCTTTGGGTGATTTAGGTCACATTTAGCCAAAATACGGCTTATGTGCTTGTAATTGTCAGCCCCTTAGTGTTCAATTGCATTTACAAACGCAATTGACCGGAAGGGGTTAATTATGAAGGTACAAGTTACAAATGACATGTCACCAAAGGCTGACATTATGGCTATATTTCAAAATTCACTTAAAACAATAACAATCATGGTTTTAAGTGATGTTAGTTATGAAGTTGTCAAAAATGGTTATACACAAAAATTTGATATGACCAAATGGTATTCATATCCATTGCAAGTAATAACACACATAGAAAATGACATTGTTGCAGGTTATTATCCAAATGTAAGAAGGATTGCATAATGAAACTTACAATTGATGAAATTGATACATTGTTTGATTGGTTTGTACATTTTGAGTACAACGATCTTTTAACTGATGCACAAAATGATGCAATAGAAAATCGCAATGAAAAACTTAGACAAAAATTAGTAAAAGAATATAAAAGATTAGGGAATAAATAATGCTGACAACCATTGAAAGCGTATTGCAAACTAAGATTGATTTTCATTACGCAAAAGATCAAGATAATTATGTTGCATTAACATCAAATGTGTTAGGTGAATTTTCATCTTATGGCAAAACACCTGATGATGCGGTGCGTAGATTAAAATCTAAATTGTTTGGTTTATTGGCTGAGTATGTACACAACCAAAAGGTAAACCACTAATGAAACTTACAAAGAATCAGTTTGAAGGTTTAACGCAAGCCCAAATGGAATGGGCAACTGAATCAGATTGGCTAACTCAGAAGGATCGCTTTGAAGATTCAATTTGTTGGTCACATTTGTTTATTTACTGGGTAGAAAATTATGCTTCTGCAATATTGGCTACTGAGTTTTTGAAGCAAAATAAATATGATTACAGTATTTCTTTTGATAACGCGGTTGGTCAATATTGTTTTACAACTAACTATCGCGGGTCATGGGTGTACGCATGAACGCTTTAGCCTACGCAGAAAAGGGTTGGTGGGTTCTACCACTTAAACCACAATCTAAAGAACCATGTAGATTTTTAAGGCATGGATACCTTGATGCTAGTAATGATAAATCAATGGTTAAAAAATGGTTTAAGGATGATCCTGAATTAAATATTGGCTTAGCCATTGTGCAATCAAATCTTGTAGTTTTAGATTTTGATATACGCAATATTTCATCAAGAATATTATGGGAACAATACCGCCGGATATGTGTAACTAGTAATACGCATACAGTTAAAACAGATAACGGCTATCACTTCTATTACCTTGCCGATCAAACAAAGCAATTCAAAGGCAAGTTAATACCAGGTATAGATATTAAACACAAAGGTTATGTTGTGTTGCCACCATCTATACATCCAAATGGCACTGTTTATCAGGTGATAAATGATGTTGATCCGGTTGAATTACCGGCTGAATTAGAAAAGGTAATGAGTTGGAATTAGTCAAATATGACAAACAATCAGGTGCTTATGTTGATGAAAAGCGTAAGCATTTTATTAAGGCTTCTTTAATCCGCCAACATGCCAAAAAATCAATTGGTGCTAGGCAGATTAGAGGAAGGCTATCAGCCAAAATGGTTGAAGCCTATTGGTTAGACAAGTTCAAGGAAGTGGTGAAATATGAACTCTGAAATATATGGGTGGTTGATAACAATTACCTTATTTACATTAGTAGCACTATTGATTGGTGTTACTTGGATGGTCGCAGTTGAAAATGGCTACGACAAAGGATTTAAGAGTGGCTACAAGCGTGGCTTGCAAGATGCAAAACAATCAAGTGTAAAGGTGGAAAAATTTACAGTTAGAACACATCCATCAATGCGCCAAAAGATGCTTGAAGCCGACAATGAATACTTGATGGAAAAGGTTGTCAATCTTTGGGATAAGGAAAACAGATAATGAACATGAACGATTATGTTGATGTGGCTGAAAGAATAGCGCAATTAAAAGAAGCCTATCCTGAAGCATCATTGCAACCTTACAATCCTAATAAACCTTATGACATTGTGCAGGTTGAAGGTAAAACTTATGTGGTTTATACCGCCGCTTGTTACCGTGATCCACATGATGTAAGGCCAGGCGTTGCATGTGCCTGGGAACAAATACCAGGTAAAGGTATGACCGCCGGCAGTGAACTTATGATTTGTGAAACTTCTGCCTGGGGGCGGGCTATTGTCGCGGCCATGAAGTCTGCTACAAAGCGGATTGCATCTAAGCAAGAAGTGATGGCATCTAAGGCAAGGCAATCTTGGGCTGTTACACCGAATCAATCTTTAGATTCAGAATTGTTATCTAGGCCTGAGCCTGAAGCACCTGTTATCTATGGCAGACCTGGTTCAAAGTCAGCGTTGATGGAAAGGGTATTGCGTGATTCTTTTGCAGAAGATAAAGCGCAAGTAGCACAACCTGTTCCCATGAACTTAGATCAGGTAGTTGATGCAGTTGCAACTAGCACACCGGCTGTTCAATATTGTGAACATGGCGAGATGGTTCTCAAAACCGGAATTGCTAAGGGTCGCGGTACGCCGTACTACGGATATACCTGCCCTAAAGGATGTGCCGCTAGATGGGCAGTTATGTCAAAAGATGGCAAGTGGTATTACCCGGATTCTAACAATGGGTGATATGGAAATGATTGGGGCTGATGGGATTAGAGCCACCTTTACAGATAACGGTGTTGAGTTAGACATAGTGCCGCTTAACCAATGCTGTGAATGGTGTAATGATCCCAGGATGCTCAACATCAATGGTGTACGCAAGTGTGCCGGGTGTGGCTGTGTTAATCACATAGAATATAA